CTGTTTTCTCGTTGTTTCTAGATTTTACACAAGAAGCCTGACAGAACGAGTCTGCTAGCATCTCCTACTCTAGTATAGTGCAGAAAAAGAAGGCCGTCAAGCCTTCTTTTGATTTATTCTTCTGCTTCGTCTTCTGTAAATTGACTATTGTAGAGATCTGCATAGAAACCACCCTGATCCATAAGCTCTTCATGATTGCCTTGCTCGATGATGTTTCCTTCTTTCATGACCAGAATCAAGTCAGCATTTCGGATCGTTGACAAACGGTGGGCGATGATATTTGAGATAAAAAATCATCCCGAGTCATTCCTCGGGATGAAATCAAATTTTCTATTAGAATCCATCTACTTTTAAAAATGCTGTTACACATACTTACATCAAATTCCTATATCTTATAAAATAGCTACATTTTCAGCTTTAAAATAATTGTTTTTACTTCGTTTTACAGAAGTTTACGACATTTTTGCCCCTTTTTTGCCCCCTGTTTTTTTCAAAAAAACTTTATAAAAACGCTTGACTTTCTACAACTTTAGTTGTATAATAGATACATAAGGTTAAGGAGGAAACCTTAGACAAGGAAACTAGTAGAAAGGAAAATAAAATGTTTAAGTTCAAAAAGAAGCCACTCAAAGTAAAAACAAATAAGCTAGTAGTCAAAATAAACTTATTTATAATCAGCTTTGAATGGCACATCGAATTTGGATAGTGAGAAATCACTATCCACCCCTTCGGGGGTGTACTTAAATTATAACAGGAAAAACAATGAAAGTAAATCTAAAAATTAGAAAAACCACCAAGCGTGAAAAAGTTGAATTTATTATTGGACTTCTTCTACTCCTATTTGCAGTTTGGTATTTTATGAGGTAATGTATGTCAGTAGATATTGAAGCTATCCGCTGGCTTTTAGACAACGCCACAGCCTATGCTATCAGCAAAAACTGTGGCGTATCTACTCAAGCTGTGGATAAATATAAAAATGGTGTATCGGATATAATGAACATGCGTTTAAAACACGCAATCAGCATGACTGCTTACGCCCAAGAATTAAAAGACAAACAGTGATATTTTCACTGTTTTTTTACTACTTTCAAACAAACAAAAAAACCGCTAGCAAACGCAAGCGGTTCATAGGTATAATTAATTTGTTCTTTCTATTTAATTTTTAGTTATTTTACTGAGGTAGTAATCAATCCATCAGGCTCGATTGTGAACGTTGGTTTTTCGTCCAAGCGACCATCAGGAAGAAGTAGGTACCATCCATCATTGTATTTGATGAAAGTATCTGATTTCATGTCGCCATTGACTGCGTCACAGTAATACCAATTATCATAATACTTGATCCAGCCTGTTTGCATAGATCCATCACGATTGAAGTAATACCATTTGTCTGCAATTCGCTTCCATGACGTAGCCATATAGCCGTCTTTGTCAAACCAATACCAATTTCCATCAGTATGATGTAACCACTTCTCAGCGTACATATAACCTGACTCATCGAAGTAGAACCATGATTTGTTTTCTTCAATGTATTCGAATTGACCTTTTGGATAAGTTCCATTAGCTCGAGCGTACCAGAATCCAGTATCGTCTTTTTGCCATTCACGTTTAGGTTCAACCGGTTTCGCATTTGCGTTAGTTAAACGATAAACGTAGAAATAAGGACGACCTGCAGCAAGCCAACGTTCATCGTGATCATTTACGGTAATACCGTTATAAGCGTAGTTACAGTGAATGATATTGTCACTATCTACAAACATACCAGTATGACCACCTGCTCCTGCAGAATATCCACGACGTCCCCAAATGAACACGTCACCACGTTTAGCATCCCATGGAGTATTCTCCGAAATAAGTTCGAATCCGTTATTAAGAAGCCAATCATGTTCGTATTCCGTATTTACTGCCCATCCAGCTGACACGGCTCCACCTGATCGTAAAGCGTAGTAGATAGATGAAGAACAGTCATATCCGTCAGGACCGTCACGGTACTCCATACTATAATATACTTTCCCTTTTCGGGCTTGCATCCATGCAATAGCGTTTTCAATGTTAATTCCCATTTATTATATTTCCTTTCATCCTTTTGGAGGAAGACTAGTAGGCCACGGGTCACTAGTCAAGTATGCGATAGCGCTGACTCGAATGTCTCCGATGTCACGTTCAGTAGGAACAGGGTCGTCAAATTGAAATCTAAGTTGATTACCATCGTCCGATCCTCCAAGATACCAAGTACCGTATCTCTTTCCTTTGTCGTTATAAATTTCACCAATTAAACTAAACGGTGAGCGGAAACCTAGAGGAACTCCTTGTAGACCTAAAATATAACAATTTCGGTCTGGGTCACTCCTTTGTATAGCATAACCGGCACCATTTCGACGAATAATACCGAACCATCCCCAGCTTAGTCCACCGAATTGGAACATCACCATATTATTGACACGGCGTACTTTCAGATAGGAGTTTCCTAATTTAGATGAGATTGTTAAGGTACGCCAACCAGTGTCACCGACGATAACTTCCCATCCACGAGGACCGTCATCTCTTCTCTTAATCCATTTAAGAGCTTCATTTGTGACGGCCATGTCGACATAGGTAGTTCCGACAGGAGCGTTAACCTTACCTTCCGGTGAACCATTTCCGCGAAGTTCATATTCATTAGCTGGTCCAGCCGGTGCATTTGCGGTAGATTCACTTGGTAGCGTTACGCTTCCACCACCGTCTGATAGAGTAAGCGTGTTTCCAGCTAAAGATAACTTCTGAGGAATACCTACACCGTCACGACCATTTTCACCTTTAGGTCCTGGTTCTCCTCTTGGACCAGGTTGACCGTCTAGTCCACGTTCACCTTGGATACCCTGCAAACCATCTGCGCCCTTAGGACCAGGTGGACCTTGTAAACCTTGAAGTCCTTGTGGACCAATTTCTCCTGGTACACCTTGCGGTCCTGGATCCCCACGGTCGCCTTTAGGTCCAGGAGTCAGAGAGATGTTATGTAGCTCTTCCTTGGTCGCAAACTGACTTGTATCAATTTCGGGTTTAGCTTCTAATGCTGCTAAACGCTTGATGATCTCTGAATTATTGTTTTGAGCGCTTTCGATATGGACAGTCTTGAGAATTTCTTCTAGCTCTGCCTTAGTTACAATGCTCTCGATATCTACGATACGACCTGTCTTCTGTTCAATGACAGGCGCAGTCTTAGACTTATCTAGCTCACTGACTCGGACATTGAATTGGAAACTATACACATCTGCAGATTCCTCTACTTTCTCAAAGTAGACATACCCGACAACAGGTTCATCAATCGTAATCAACGAAGTATCGAACTTGACAGTGAAGGCATTCTCTTCGATTGTTGCTTTAACGGTTGAATATCGTTTCGAACGCTTGAAGTAAAACAGACAAATGACCTTGTTAGCAGCTAGATTATCAATCGTGAATTTGAATTCAGCGATGTTCTTATCCATGCTGAAGAATTCTTGGTAGAGTCTATCTACATCTCTATTATTCGATGTGATTTCAAGCTTCTTTTCGATGACTTTTTTCAAATGTCGCTCCTTTCTTGAAAATAGTAAAAAGAGAACCTAAAAAGGTTCTCTTGAATTATTTTTCAGTCCACGCATCGTTCATCTGCTTAACTGCTGACTCAACGAATGTATCGAGGTCACTGTCAGTCATGTGGATGTTGTATTTATCTAATTCTGAACGGATTTTAGTACGTGCATGTTCCAATTTTTCATGACCATTATAGCCAGTAGTGAAAGATACTTGCTCAACTGCATTGACCGCATTCTTGGCCAAAATTTCAACGATCTTGACGGTCTTCTCACCGCCCTTTTTCACAAGGTATTCTTTAACAGTTTTGACTGCAATACCAGTCAAAATAACAAGAATGCTAATTGCTGCATTGATGATGATTTCATTAATTTGTTGCATGTTATTCTCCTTTGTTTTTATCTTCATCTTTTTCAAGTAAGCGTTGAAATGCTTTCAAGATTGGCTGAAAAAGAGTGATATTTCCTTTTAATTTACGGTAATTTTCAATAAGTGATTGAAAAGTAAATGCGATGTACCCTAGATAGATCGAGTACAAGAATGCGAAGCCTGTCTTTTCAGGCAAGAGTACGGACATCGGAATAAGGATCATCAGCAAGAGGACCCCTAAAATCTTACGAAGGAGTCCATTGATACCGATTTTACTCTTATACTCGATGTCAGGATTTGCAATAGCAGCAATCGTTCCAGTCAAGAAATCAATGATTTCCATTGAAACAATCAAAGCTAGAGCGTATAATACCAGTCCGTCCTCAGTCTTGACGACGCTACGAAAAAAATTAAAAAATTCGATTTGCATATATCCCCTTTCTAACGTGGAACTGGCTCGGTTTCAAGATCATTGCTTTCTTTTGGTGACTTTGGTGGCTCCCACTTCCAAATACCTAGCTTGCCGTTTTGTTCAAGGCTTGCAAGTTCTTCAAGCGTTTGACCTTGATAAGTGAATGCTTCATTCACTTGAATCATGACCCTTTGCCCTTCCTGGAACTTCTCAATATATCCAGGGTTCACAAGCGTGAAAATCTCTTGCGATTGATATGTCTTGCCAGTTTGTCCGAGATCTACAAGCTCAAGTCCACGCTTAAACACAATCGGATTGAGCGGGTTTTCCGTATCAGTAACTAGTGCCAATACTGCCCAATTTGCTACTGCCTTGACTTCTGCAATCTTAGCATCTTTCTCAGCTAACTTGGTTTCATATTCTTGAGTCTGTGTTTGTAAATCTTCCTGAAGTTTCTTCACGCCTTCAGCAGGATTTAGTTCAGTAGCTACCTGACCAAGAACTGCCTTAATCAATTCCTCGTCTGAGTCATTCATGTGATTACCAATTAGAGCACGGTCGAAAGCTGTGTATGGTGCATCTTGTCGAATGGCAATAAACGTACGATTGTTATCGTAATATTTATTTACTACTTTAAATGTCATATATTATGCTTCCTCCTTTGATTTATCTAATTCTTCTGCTACTTTGTCAAATAGATCCTTTAGCTCTTCATTTGACTGTAATACTTTGTTGATTTTTTCAAGTTGCTTGTGGGCTTCTTGAAGTTGATCTCGTGCTTCGTCACGTTCTGCAAGGTTGAAAGCCTCTAAAATAGTTTTATTGGCTAGTTGAATGCCTAAATTGTTAATAACCTTTTCCTGTGTGTTCATTCTTTACCTCGTTTTATTTCATGTCATAATATTTACTTTCGTTGTATTTGAAGTTATTGAAAATGGTTCTAAATAACGTTAATAAATTGTAACTTGGACCTCCTGGAGAAAATTGTAATGTTGTACCTTCTCCGTATTTAACACGAAGCGCGGTATAAGCATAAGACTTTCCATAATCTGTGTGATTGACAACTAAGTTAAAAGCATGATCACCACGCATATAGATGCCGACACCACCGCCAGAGTCGCCACCCATTGCACCCCAAACAGCATTGTTAGCTCCTCTAAAAGCAATTCCCGAAGCGTCCCAAGACGTTTTCCAATCATTCGGTCCGAATTGCATTGTTATTCGTCCAGCGTCTAAGTCAAAAAATGAGTTGCCATTAGTGGACGTAAGCACCCCACCTTTAATATGATTGGCTGTAAAATCAATAGACTGTATTCTAGTAATCGTCGCTTGTTTCGCAAACAACTCATCGATAAATGCCTGTTGTGATACTAACTGATTGATGAATGCAGTATCAAATTTAACCTTGTCTGCTGTGACTGCTTCAGCTCCCAAAATATTAGTAGTGACTGAACCAGCTTCGAAGTTAGCAGTCTTGAGTTTATCAATCATGGCCGATTTGATAACTGCATTGTCAATCAAAGTCTCTCCAGTAATGTGGGTAGCCTTACCAATAATACGGTTGTTCCCATTAGCACCAACGTTAATACCAGATATGATGTCCCCAGCACTATTTAGATTTTGGATTGACCACGAGCCAGCAAGCTGTGTGACTTGTGTTCTTGTTGCTTCCGCTGTCCTTTTTGCTTCTTCAGCTTTTTCAGCTACTTGGGTTGCCCTCGTTTGAGCGTTTTCTGCTAGTTCTTTAGCCTCACTTGTCTTTTTATAAGCCTCGTCAAATTGGCTTGGCTTAAAGCTACCCGTTCTTGGCCCTCTCACAAGCATAGGCTCTTTGACTTCCACCCAGCCATTTTTCACAAGATAGAAGAAAATAGGGAAGTTCCCTACTTGGTCAAAATCAAGGTCTTCAGTCATTTTGAACGTGCCTTGAAAGTCAATCCAAACGTTCCTAACTGGTGTTTCAGGATTAGCAATAGTTTTCTGTAAGACTGTTTTATTCTTAGTGTGATTTTTGATAACCACGCAAAACTCATGGTCTAACTGTCGTCTGATTTTATATTTAAAACCGAGGGTGTAAACTTCACCTTTTAAGATTTTAGGTACATAAATAGGCAACGTGAAACCGCCCCAGTTATAGCCAGTAAGACCTTGAACATCAATATTGAATACGCCATATCTGGTGGTGTAAATATCTACACCGCTTCGTTTCCCAACGATTGTATGTTTATCAAGTTTTTCAGAGTTAACGATCAAGTTATTATCAGATACTACTAAGTCGTTTACTTCCGTCTGGAAAATCTTGTTTGTCATAACCAAACGTGAAATTTTATCGGACAAACCTTGTTCAGAATTTCCCAAAATACGCTCGTATAATTGACTTGTTTCTTTTACTCGTTGGAAGTCTGCTTCATTGACCTTGCCAGCGACTTGACTTGTAAGGCTAGTAATTCGTCCGTCTATATCTTGCTTATATTCTGCGAGTTTTACTTCGTTATTATTCGTCTTATCTCTGACTGCGCTTAAATTGCTTAAACTCTCGTCTGCGATTTTCTTCGCTTCTGTCGCTAAATCTTCACTTGTGCCAGCCTTTTTCAAGGCTTCTTCTACTTTATTCTTTGTTTCTTCAAAGCCTTCTGGACTGAATTCATGAAATCGTCTGTTGATTTCATCAGAAAGTGCACGCTTGTTTTCTTCAGCCTTAGCCTTGATAGCGTTCACTTCATCTGTGAATTGATTGGTTAATTCTTCTTTTTTGCGGTCAAAGGCAAGGTCAGCGTTTTTGATTTCTTGGTTTAACCGTGTTTCAAATGCGTGTGTTTCGTTCTTTACCGCATCGCTTACTGCATTACCGATTGCGCTTGCAAGTCCAGACTTAAATTCTCCAAAGCCAATACTCTTCAATTTCTTAGCCATCGGTGAGTAGGTATATTTAGTGATTTTCTTCCTTACATCCAAATCGAATGTTTCATGGTATACACCTACGACATCGAACATCTGTACTGGAACATCACTCTGACCAACAACATCAATTTCAAGGCTATCTTCCATGAGGTCGCATAAGCTTGTTCTGAAATACTGCTTGCCATATTCTCTAAGGCTTGCTTCATCCTTGACATCTTGGTCGTTGACTTCTACGACATCTTCATAAATCTGACTGTATTTGTTGATTAGAGGGCTATCGACAACCACCTTATAATGTTTATCAACTGGATTTTCACCTTCACCACGAACGGTTGTGATGAAGGTGATGCGAGTCCTTAAAGATTTAGTAGATGTTTTGTGCTGGTAGCTAGATAGGTTTTTCTTATACATAAAAAGCGATTCATTTTCTGAACCACCATTTTTTAATAACCGTATTTGATAACCATGTCTGACTAGATCACCACCCCACTGACCAAGGATAGAGTGTTTATCCTTGGTCAGGGCTTCCATAGCATTCGTTGTATCAGTATTGAAGGTATGTCTGTCGTCAATATCTGAGAAGAAAGAAAATGGATTGTCACGAGTGATGCTCCCAGCGAATCGACTTAAAGCAGTTGAGCCAGTCGCTCTGTCAAGATTGATTGGATTGACAACATAGTGATTTAACAAGGTCATGACTTGGTTGGCATAGACCTGAATGTATCCATGCTGTTTCTCAACTTCAAAAATAACAAAGTCTTGTTCACCGTGTAAATCATCGGCTGTTAAGAATGTTTCTTCTCTCAAACGTTGCCATAAAATGTTGTTAGTAGGGAATTTAAACGTTAATTGATAGGTATTTCTATCTATCTGAACTATTTCGTCAGCATAGGCAGCATTCAGAGGTACATTCCCTTCTGTTAAGTAAATCATACTAGATACCTCCAGTTAGGACGAATAATCACCTTACGTACATCTCCTGTATAGGTCACACCGTTACTGCCAACGGGTATTTCAAAGAACCCACCACGCTTTCTGAGTGTGTTCTGAACTGAACCACTGGCATTGAAGATGTTCTGCTTCCCTTGCCTACAATCAATCGTAGCTTTATTATTAACCGTCAAATGCATGGTTTTTTTGCCAATAGTCAGCGATACATCTCCATTGCCTTCAATCTCAATGATAGGCTCTGAATAGACCGTACCGATATTCTCAATCGTTCCAGCGTTTGTTAATACAACTGGTGCGACATTCTTAGGATATCTAAATGGTTGCATCATCAACTTAACATCTAATGTATATGCGTGTGGACCGTTTCTGTGGTAACTCGCTGAAATGTATTCAGCATAAAATAAAGAGTCTGGTTGATACCCAAACACGATTTCATTCTTCCCGTCATGGAATTTTTCGATAATGGTTGAGATATCAATCAGTTTTGGTAGATAGAAAGAAACCGTACGTTCATAACTTTTATAAGAACCATCTAGCACACGATGACTTCCATTCATTCCGAAAATTTCAACAATTTCAGAAGTTTTAGGTTCTGCACACTCACTTATCCCAAAATCAGTAACCACACTGTGAAGGATAGTGGATGTGTTAAAACCATTAATTATAAGATAAAACATTACATTCCCTCCCTTGCATAAATAGCCCCATGATTTTTATAAGTGGATAGTGAGATTTTTTCTCCGTCTAAATAAGTGTCTGAAGGTTTTTCAAGTATAGCAGTAAGGATTTTTTCTAAACTTGATCTCAGAATCCTCATCTCAGACACTACTTTATCTGCATCTTGTCCGTTTTGGATGCTAGTAGTCTGAATTGTGATATTACGTTGCGCTTCTTCCATTTCACGGAGGAATTTCGCATCACTCGGGATCCCTATACCAGAAGCGTATTTTGGAATACCCATCTCACGCATCAAACGTCTGGTCTTATCAGCTCGCAAGACCTTAGAGCCTTTTGGTAGAGGAAGTAAAACATCACGACCTTGAGGGATGAAACTCCGACCATTCGGAAGAGTAACCATTTCTTTATAGTTACTATTTCTTTGGTCATTGACGATAGCTAAACCGCCAGGGTGGTAGTTAGTCCCGTGGGCATGCCTTCTAGCAAAAATATTTGTAAAGAAGTTACCTGTTACACTATTGATCCAACCTCGAATCCCAGAAAGTACACCAGAGGCATTGTCTTGAGCATTAATGGTTACAGTTTTATCACGAATACTATCAACCCCACTTTGAACTTGACTCACAGTACTTTGAGTATTATTTTGAGCTAAAATACTAACAGGATCATACTGCTTAATCGCATTGATTCCAGCACTTGCAGATGTAGATTCTGGACCTGTTAAATCCGTTGCATTAATACCAATTGGAGCTTCTTGTTTTGGAGAGTTGACACTTAATAATGCACTTGCGACTGCACCAGCTGTGTTATCAACTGCATCCAACGACTTTGGTTGAGCAGGTGCTAAATTCCACTCAATTAGTTTATCAATTGAAAGCTGACTGCCATACAAAACATTATTTGGATTGACCTGCAAATCTTTTGTAATTGGAGTGGTTGCATTCCAGGTTGTTAAGGTATCGGTTGAGCGTGCAACAGCATTTCTAAAATCTTCATCATTAGCAAGCAATTCCTTTTGTTTCGGAGCTAAAGCATCATAATTGGCAAGTGCTTTTGTTGCTTCATCAGCCTTACTCATGATGTCAGTATTCTTCAAAAGAAGCTCTTTAACATTAGCAGGCATATCATTCCAAATCTTGAGACTGCTTTCGCTATCAAAGATAGCTTGTAAACCTGCTTGATTATTAACAATTACTTGTTTTTCCTCAAGTGTCATATCTTTCCACTTGCCAGATTCTACAAGGGCTTCTGCAATTGTCACACGAGCATTTGAGTTAATATCAGCTGTTTTAGCAATGAATTGTAGTTGTTCCCAACCTTCAGCAGATTTAGCTGCTCCTCCAATAACTTCCTTAACATTTGATTTAATCTCAAAATTACCATTCTTGTCAATATTCCCAACAAGCAAAGACCAGGCATCGTTCGCTTCTTTAACTTCCTTACTCATATCGCTAGTATACTTAGCAAGGATGCTGTGAGAATTTCCAGCCTTTTCAGATGCTTCTGCTGCCTTCTGGCCAATTGCTTCATAAGATAGACCATATTCTTCCAAAGCTTTTTTAGCTTCTTCCCAATAGTTCCAGCTTTGACCAGTGCGGGCTTTAACTTTTTCATCAAGAGTTTTCATAACTTGATAATACTTAGTACCCAAAGCTTCCATAGTTTGAGTGTGGTTAGCTTCAAGTTGTTGCATTTTCTTGTTGTAAGTTTCTTGATCGATGGCTTTACCGTCTAATAACTCTTTCAACTCACTCTTAGATGTTTCGTAAAGATTCTTTTCTTCATCCAAGGCTTGCTTAAGAACATCTTTTGTATGTTTTAATTGAGTTTCGTTTAGACTTGCAACCTCTCCATTCAACGCTTGTAATGCTGCTTTCTGTTGGTCAGCAGATAAGCTCATCATAGAAAGTTTGGCTTTAATCATCTCATTTTGGTTATTCAAGATGATTTCTTTTTCTTCTTGAGAAAACTTGCTCGCATCTCCATTATGACGTTGATAAATCTCATTAATTTGATCCATCATGGCTTTTGTATTAGATACAACCTGACCATTCTTCTCTCTAGCTCTAGCAATATCTTCTTCACTAAGGCCCCATTTAGCACCGAGTTCTTCCATACGTTTGTTGGATTTCTCTGCGCTCTCTGCTACTTCATCATAAAGCTTTTTAAAAGCTCCTGAAACTTTTTCTACATCTCCAGCGTGAGTCCCGAAGTTTGCGACTGCAGTAGCTGTTTCATCAACCGTCTTTTGGAAGCTTCTTAATTCGCCTTGTGCAGTGCTACTTAATTGTGAACCAAATTCTTCAACCTTGATTCTTGCTTTATCTTTCTCATTTCCGAGATAGACAAGACCTGCAGTTGCTAAGGCTATACTACCAACTATCAATCCTAAAGGATTTGCAAGTAAACTCATAGATGTCCCTAGCAATCCTGTTGATGATGAAGCTGAAACCGTAGCAGTTCCGAATGATGTCATGCCAGAGCTTGCAAGTTGGAATGCAGAGGTTAGATTCCCAGTTGTTTTAAATGCTTGGAAGGTCTTAGACATTAAGGATAGACCGCCAACTGCTTTTCCTGCTCCTTTAGTAAGCCAACCAAGTCCTTGTGTTAAATTTCCAATGATTCCAATTCCTTTTCCTAAAATGGTTAATGCTGGCCCAGCTCCTGCTGCTAAAGCTCCCCATTTGAGAATATTTCTTTGTTGTTCCTCAGACATAGAACTAAACTGTTTAGCCATCTTAGCTAATGTTTCAAGCCAAGGTTTTCCTGCTTTTAGTCCTTCTCTTAAAGCTTTTAAAAGAGGGCCTCCAAATTCAATTGCTAAATCAGTTACTTGGTTTTTAAACATTTTAAGTTGAGATTCAGTGGTTTCGTACCGTTTATTTGCTTCATTAGTCAAGGCAGTGTTTTCTTTCCATGCTTGATTAGAACGATTTACTGCCGCACTCATTTTATCTGATGATAAAGCTAGAGATTTAAGCATGTTTCCTTGCCTGATACCTGTCATGCCTAACTTCATCAAGATAGCATCCATGTTTGCGCCTTTTTCGTGCGCTGTGTTAAGACCTTTGATAAAGGATTGTAAAGCTTCAGCTGGTTTCTCTTTCCAAGCCTGTTGAAACTCTTCTGATGTTGTTCCTGCAACTTTAGCGATCAATGCAAGGTCGTCTGCTGAGTCCTTAGTTGTCAATGAAACTGCATTACCGATAGCAGTAAGTGTCTGAGTCATGGCAGTACCACCTGCTTCTGCTTCAATACCTACACTACTCATGGCAGTTGCAAGCCCTAAGATTTCAGGTGCAGTTAGTCCAGCTAGTTTACCACCTGCCGCCAAACGATTGGCCATCATTACGATGTCTTTTTCAGTTGTAGCAAAGTTATTACCAAGGTCTACAACTGATGCACCGAACCTTGAATAATCGTCTGATGTCAAACCCATAATATTTGCTACTTTAGCGATTGCAGTTGCAGCTTCTTCAGCACTCAAGTTGGTTGATTCTCCCATATCAATCATGGTACGTGAGAATGACAAGATGTCTTCTGCCTTAATACCAAGCTGACCTGCTACTTCTGCTACGTTTGCAATCTCAACTGCACTAGCTGGCAATTCTTTAGCCATTTGACGGATACCGTCTGACAAGTTTTTATAAGATACAGTGGCAGTTTCATCTACTGTCTTTTTAACCCCAGCAAATGCAGATTCATAGTCGATTGCTGCTTTAGTAATCAAACCTACACTTGCAACTAATGGAGCAGTTAAGCCAGTAGTTAACTTTCCACCAAACGTTGAAACATTATCTCCAAACGCTTTAATCTTATCTCCACCCTTAATCAAACCATCTCCAAGCTTGTTTATACGAGCGGCAAAACTATTTTCTTTACCTACTGCAATCAATGCTTGTTCAACACGTCTAAGTTGTCCTTCCATTGCTGCTAACTTAGCATTTTCACGCTCAATATCTGCAGCTGCTTTATCGAACTTAGCAGTGCCTGGTTCGAGTTTATCAAAACTCTTTTTCATTTCATCCAAGACTGTTTTTTGTGATCCAATCGCTTGTCCTAAAGTCTTGTATTTTGCTTGTAGTAAGTCTGTGTTTTTTCCATTATCTTTCAGAGAACTATCTAGCGCCTTAACATTGCTTTGGAAATACTTCACTGCATTCTTAGCACCGTTAAGTGTAGGATTAAATTTTGATACGTCCAGCCCTAGCTCAATATACATTTGTCCTAGTGGCGTTCCACCTGCCATTCTAATCCTCCTTTTTTAAATTGTTTCCAGAAAGTCAGCTAGGTCCATTACTTCTTCTTTCTTAGCTGATTCTGTTTCGCCAATAACTCCCATTAAATCCTCCCAGCTCGTATCCATGACATCACGAATGCTCATACCGTATGGACCTTCAGTAGCTTGTTTGACGAATCCGTAGAACCTTTTTAGCGCTTCCTTTGGTTCTATTTTTTCCCCTTTGGGTCAACATCACCAATGAGATGAGAGTAAATATCTGTGAAAACTGCAAAGATGTCAGCCATATCAGTGAATTCTAGCAACTCATCCACTTCTACATCTTCAAACAATGAAGCAATGAACTCTAACTGTTTATCGAGTTTTTCTACTTCAGACAAATCATCGTTTAAAGCTTCATTCATGATCAGGTAGTTACGATAATCTTTAGTAGTGATTTCCTTACTAGTCTTTTGAACATCTTGTCCTTTTTCGTTTTTAATTAAAAATTTAACCGTAGCCATATTCTTTCCTTTCTAGAAATAAGATAAAAAGAGAGCTTGCGCTCTCCTTCTACCCTGCAACAACCATTTTAAGTTGTCCTTTGAATTTCTTGAGTTTTTCTTCATCCTTACCAATGTACTTGATGTAGTAAAGGCCTGAAGTGTCTTCATCGTCACTTGCGATAGCTGAGAAGCTTAAGCTATCATCTGGAAGTTCTTCTTGTTTGTCTTTGAGGGTTTCAAATTCCTCAGCATCCATTGAGAATTGACCTTTGAAGAAACCGACTTGTGCTTGTGTACCGTCTGCAGCTTTAGATTCAAGCATAACTGAGCAGTATGGAGCTACTGTGTCAGCACCAATACCAATGATGTCATCCTTGATTACGTGTCCGAGGATTTTAGCAAGTACAGTTGAAGGGATATCAACTGCAGTCATTTCCATCTTAACGTCACCAACACCACGGTTTGATACGTGGTAAGCAACGTCACTACCATAAGTTTTCACTGGATCACTTGCAAGGCCTGAAATCTTAGCGGTACGAGTCGCACCTTTACCAGTTTGACCTTCGATTACAAATAGGTTTTGTCCTAATGTTGGAGTAGCATTTCCATCCAACACACGAACTGTCATACGTTTAAAACCAACTAATGCCATTTATAGCACCTCTTTCTTAATTTTTAATATTCTTCATATAGAGCACTCCTACCCTTGTAAGTCCGAGCGTCTACGTAGCGTTTGATTTCTGGAATCCATTCATCTAAACCACCTGTGGTTTGATAAAATCCTTGTTCTTCCATAATCTTTTCAATTTTTCTTTGGAGTTCTTTACACTCCACACGGTTCTTTGACTCTACATTGATTTGATAGAGAAAAACCTTTGCTAAACTTGTATCACTGCCCCTTACTGCCTGCATTGGTGAACCAACAGGTTTAATGACAATACTTGTCTTGTCACTTGATAAAGTTTCAGGACGTTCGAATGACTTGATACTAATACCAGCTAAAGTCTTATCTTCTTTCAAAGCATTGTAGAGTTCAGTTAGTTTGTCTTTAATCATCTAAATCCCTCAATCTTTAAGTGGCTAGCAATACGATATTTATATTTCTGAGCGTTTTCTTCTGAAAATCGTCTGATAACACCGAAACCTCTTGGATGTGAATTCTTAGCATAACCAAACTCGTTTAAGTGAACCAAGCGCCAACGTGAACCAGCACCAAAACCAATCTTAATGACTGGAACACCGACAGGAAGACCAGTCACACGACCAGCAGTCGCGCTTTCAATAGTTTCTCCTGTATCTTTAAAGACTTCTAAAGCACCTTTAAATTCTTCCAGAGTCTCATTGGCAGTTGCCTTCAATGCTCGACTAGTTGCACGTTTTACCTTTCCATCTCCAAGGCGCATTTCAAGGTTTCTCAAAACATCATCAAAGCCTTTTAATTCTGCACCACTAGACATCTTGACCACCACCAATTATGACTATCAAAAAATCCCGATTGTCATAATCAGGACGTATATCGATTATTTGCCATTTCTTGTTAGCCAAGCGAATATCTCCAACTTCAACAAAGTGTTGATTTTCTGGCTGATAATCTGCTAAAGGATCACGAATTTTCAGAGTCATTTTTGCTCTCATTGACTTACCACTAGCAATCTCAATATCTTTCATGCTAGGCGAGTAAACCTGCCCCATTGTAGAAAAAGCTTTTTCAAAACTCACATCTCGACCATCTACTCCATCCTCAACTTTAGAAGTATAGAAAGTTAAAGGGGTTCTCAAATCTCCATTTTGAGCTTCAGGCTTTTTATAACGATACTGAGGTCTATTCTTCTGGTAACTCAATATTTGTAACTACTTCTGCTTTTTGTTTGCCCCATTCAACAAATCCAGGCAAGATAGAATTAATTTCTTCAAATCGTTCTCTTGTCGCTTCAAATGTTGAACCTACTGGACGGAACTGACCTGCTTCAAGGTCGAAGAATTCTTTCAAAACTCTAATCACGTTATTCCTCCGCTTTGTAATTTTCAAGAGATAGCGCCATTAAATCCCCTTGGAAGTTATCGTAAAAGAACTCCACTTGGTCATTATAGACGTATCTAGCACGCTCCAAAATTAACTCTCGAACTCGTGGTTCAGTTGGACGCTGACTTCCAACAAGGCTAAGGATGTTATCTTCAGAGCTTTCCAACATCCGTGAAAGGTTATTGTCCTCTCCACTATGAAAAATCCTCATCCGCTCCTTAAAAGGTTTAAGGAGTGGATGAAGTTCTACTTCTGAAGTCATGATCTAACCCCTAATTAAGCTTGAGGGAGTTGTAAAGTCCAAACTGCAGCGGTCTTTTCGTCATGAGCCTTACCGTAAGCGAATTGCTTAGCAGTGTAGAGGTTCAAGTCTTCAAGAGCATAAGTTTCTGTGAAGCGGCCAAATTCAATTCCACCGCCTACAAATGCATCGTAGCGACCTTTAACGAATGTAGTGACTTTACCAGTTGTTTGCGCTACTGACTCAACCAAGATAAGGTTGTAAGGCATAGCAGTGATATATACACCTTGAGCATTCAATGAAGTGTACTGTTTCTTCACATCCCAAGCATCAGTAGGGTTAACTACCATTACAAGATTACCTTCGACTGCGACTGGAGTAGTTCCATCTGCTTTTGTTGAGTGGTATTTGTAAACCTTAGTCAACTCTTTTACTACTGTGGCTGAGTCAGCAAATGTAAGTTTTCCAGTTTGTGCTGTCTTTTCAGCGTAAGTTGTCTTATCGCCTGCAACAGTGCCTGTAAGTGTACGAGAAAGACCGATTGGTTTGTTGTCCCCGTCACCATTCAAGAATGCTGCTTCGAGTGCTGCTGCAAATGCTTCTGTGATTTGAGCAGATACGAATGATTGCAACCAAGCTGGACCAAATTTTTCAGCATCTTTTGGAATTACAACGAATGCGGTCAATTTGTTTTGAATTGTTTCTTCGTCTTTAAATTCCTGTTTAAGTTGTCCTTGAATTGCTCCGTTGATTTTGCCCCAAAGCGCTTGGCCAGTTTGCTCTGATTTAAGGAATTTCAAACGAATGCCAGCATTTTTAAGACCGATATGTTGAAGCAATGGACGAGTTTTAATCATGTCGTCAAAGATGCGATCAATAGTTTCTTGTGGGAAGAGTTTTTCAACACCTTTAGGTGCAGCTTTTTCGATGTCGTTGAAGAACTCACGAGCTTCAGCAGTAAGTTTAGCATCGTATGGGTTCAAAGCTGATACTTCTTCACGAGCAGCATCACGAGCTTGAGCCATCATTTCATTACTCATTGACTCAATCATGTCATTGTAAAGTTTAGCTTGCTCTTCTTGAGGTGCTCCAGTTGATACAGCGTTCAAGAATGCTTGACGTTGTGTTTCAAATTCATTAGATAATTTCATTATGTTGTGTTTCCTTTCTTAAAACATAAAAAGACCGAACCCTTTTGGAACAGTCTTGTCTGTGTTATTTTCTTGACTTTCTGGAAGATTGAATTTTTTCTGTACAAATTCGCTATTTTCAAAAGTCTCTCTTGCGATTTGTCGAGCTTCTAGCTTATCAGCTACCAGCTCTGCGAGCTTATCAATATCTGGAGTCATTGCTGACTTCATCTTATCAATAAAATCGCTTGGAATCATAGGAGTTTCACTAGCTACCAAAGTAGGTGCAAATTCATTTGTAAACATAACTTTGTCTACAAATCCATGGTTCAAAGCTGATTCTGCATCGAACCATGTTGTTTTATTCATTAGTTCAAGTAATTCGTCTAGCGCTTTACCTGTCTTGTGAACATAAGCATTTGCGATGGATTTATTAAATCCTTCCAGAACTCCTGCTTCATGAAGTAGAGTATTATGGTCTCCACTTACATTTGATGATACATTATGGATCATAATTTGAGCAGTAGGACTGATTTCAACTGTATCTCCTGCCATTGCAATCACACTTGCTGCGCTTGCTGCAATACCGACAATCTTAACAGTTACATCGCCTTGATATGAGCGCAGGGCAGTATAGATTTCACTACCTGCATAAACATCTCCGCCACCTGAGTTAATGTGAACCTCAATAGGCTCTCCAGTTTCAGGAAGTACTACATTTTTAGGAGCAGTACACTCCCAACCAAACCAATCATAAAGCCAAACATCATCGTTTGACACGATTGTTCCTTTAATCTGAATTATCTTCATCTACTTCTGTACCTCCTTTCTCTTCTATTTCACCAAGTTGATAATTCTTGGTAATTAGAGGCTTGTCGCCCCATGGTACGGCTTCAAGGCCAAGCTCTGCACGAACCTCGTTAATGAGCATTGAACCAGATGAAACTAGCTTGTCAATGCTTTCAGCTAGAGCAAATTTATCTCTCTGACCTTCTCCGACAATTACAAAGCGTTTGTCGTCATTGTAGGCACTTCTTGAAAGTATTGAATAATTTAAAGCATCACTTATTTTCTTCACTAGTGATTGGTAGCAAAAGCTATTAAACATCTTACGACTGTTTTCTAAGTCAGCCATCTCTCCATGCAATAATGCAGTTGGAATTCCCAAAATTTCAGCAACCTCATCATCTGACTGCCTACGTAATTTTTTCAATTCATCAACAGACATCGTTGAAGTTCCTGTTGTATTCGTCAACTCTGAATATTCCATCCCTGATTGAGATGGTACAATTGCAATGGTCTTATTGCTAAATGACTTAAAGAGCAAATCTGCGTAAGATTTTAAATTGTCTAGTTTTTCTTTATCAAAACTACCATTTGTTTTTGTGTTTAAAATCCCACGGATTTGATTATTTCTAGCTATCGCATCGACCATTCTTGAGTGAAGTTTTTCGTAATCTGTAAATAAGTCTGATACATACTCTTGAAGTCTATTGTTGTTGTACTGCAAGAAAATTACATCACTCATTTTAAAACGAGTTTCAAACGTGTAGCCTCTGCAAGTCACAGACTCAAATACATCATCAAACACAGCGTACTTGGTACGTATGTACGAGTCAGCTACAAGTAATTGGTCATCCTTTGTCAAGAAAATCAAAACTTCATTTTTGGTGATCAGTCGGTATACGACTTTCTGCCAGAAATCTGAAGCTGATTCGTTCTTGTTAGGTCTGACATTTAGCAAATAATACCAATCGGAACGCTTTGCCTTATCTTTTTCAAGATATTTAAACTCAGACTTTGCAAAGATACGAGCGATAAACTCAGCTGACTTATCAACTGCAAGACTTTTCAAGTAAAGATTATCAAACATTCTTTCCAGTTCTTCAAACTCAAAACCAGGTTCTGGTACTTCGCGCTTAAATAAATTTAGCCATCCCAAGGCACATCCTCCTTTCTTTAATTACTTTTGCCTACCACCCACCCAAAAATTAATAATTCCAATCGGTCAGCACATCGAGAAATTCACTTACATTTGATTCTTGTATCAATTCTCGTTTGTAGAGTGCTGCAATCATAGCGTGAAAGCCATCTGTCTTTCTTCTGACAGGTTCTTTCTTCAAGAATCGTTTATTCCCGTCTTTATCCTCCTTGACATAAGTATTATCTGTATACCAAATCATTGAGTTGTCATTCTCAAATATAAACCTTTCATTTGCGAAACCGTCTTCAATGATTGGTGCTACTTTGGATTGAATTGCTCCTGGATTTCTCAAAAACTCATAATTAAACCCTGCTTCTTCAAGCAGTGGTTTTAACAAGTCCATTCTAAAACCATCGGCGCAGACTAGCTCGATTTGATAATCTCTGCTCCATTCGTTCAATTTTTCAACCAATAAGCGAGGGTCAATACTAGGACCGTCCACAATCGTAAATAAGCCTTTATCTGCCCACTCTTGAATAGGAGCTTTAAGCTTGAATGCGTTTAAGAATGCTTTTCGAGCAAATGAGTGTTGCTTCCAGATAAAATCATCACCATTTTTAAATAACAAACCAACGCTTGCAAAATCTCGAATACTCGCATAGTCGAACCCTGCAACACATGACCGACCTTTCAATTCGACACCTGGTTCACGTAAGCAAGCAACTAATTTCTCACGAGATGTAACATCTTTCTCAAGGTCTGCTTCTGGAAGGTTCATTCGTTTTGTCATAAACTCTTGTCTTCCAGATGGTTCAAGTTCGAGATCATCATAGTCAGCCTTAGTACGAGCAAGTAGCCTTTTTGCGTAAGGTGTTGTTTCGTCCAGCATTGGATTTGCTTTTGACCAGTTCTTCATATCATCCACTTCTGCTGCATCATCTAGTTTGCAGATAAAAGGGAATAATCTAAAGTCTTCAACCTCTCCATTTAAGATTTGCATAGATTTCTCTATCATCTTGTCATAGAACCCCTCACGCACATGGCCGTTTGTACCGTTGTAAAATGTCCGAGCATGAGCAATTTTACCAAGACCAGACCGTTGAATTTTAACAGCTGAGTCATTCTCAAATTGGTGTATCTCATCAAATTCAAGACATCCATCGCGAGCTGAGTCCATTGTCTTAGGATTATTTGTCCGAAAAGAAAAGACCGAGTTATTTTCTCGACCTATGATTGACATCTTTGTTAAGTAGAAATGGTCTTCAAGTCCTCGCCTTTGAATTGTTTCATAAACTTCCTCAAATGATACTTTCCCTTGTTTTTCAGAGTTTGCAGTGATGGTCACATCATAATCTCTTATGGGATAAAGAGGGCTGATAAAGAAATTATCTCTTGCTGACATAAAACCATTCTTACCACCTCCACGAGCGAGAGTATATAGATACTCATCGAATTGAGGTTCTCCATCTGATTTTCTAAACAAAAAAATAAATGGAGTTAAGAATAATTGATATTTAGCAAGAGGGAAAAAATTCTTTTCTGCAAATCTTATGAACTTATCAATTAAGTCATTATCAAAATACAAATCATCACGAGTATATATTTTCTCTTTGATGATTTTAAACAGCAACTTTCTTTCGTGATTGACAACAATTTTCCCACTCTCTGCCAGTTCGATGTATTTATCTACAAGCGGATGAGAAATCATAACAATTCACTTCCTGGTCCGATTTTCTCAACAGGGGAATTTTCAACTTCAAAATCAAATGAGCGTTCAATAGCTAAGAGTTGATTGCTTGTTGTGTTGATTTCCTTGATAAGAGAATTTGCTTTTTGGAATCTCTGTTGCCCGTTGTGAACCGTGATGACCAATCCGTCTTCATGAAGTTTAGCTTTCAGCTCATAGAGCAGTCTGACGAGATAAAGATAACGATTCACTTTTTCGTACTGGATCGCATCCTTTTTTCTAGGACTAAAATAGCCGATTTTAGAAAGTAGCTGATTTTCTAATTCTTTTATATTTTTTTCTGAGTATTCTTCCATTACCCCCCACCCCCTTTAATTTTTCGTTAAAAATTTGGACAGTTGACCCCTCCCACCGGTTCCCAAAATCTTTTAAATACTCGATTTTTTTGACCGGGGGGTGTTATTCTCCCCAAAATTCATCAGTCCTGAAATTCTTATCTTGCATTTTTTTCGATTTTCGGAACTGAAAGCGTTCGTGTCTCTTATTGTGGCACTCCTTACACAATGTTCTAAGGTTATCTATGTCAAGAGCGAACTCTGGATAGAACTCTAGCTCCTTGATGTGGTCAACCTCAAGGTCTTCAGTCGTTACTCTCCCTTGCTCTCTACACCAAACACATTCGTGATGATCTCGTTCAAGTGCTACCTCTCGAAGTTCTCTCCAGTTTCTTGAATTATAAAATTCACTTCTCTCTTCTCGAGTTGAAACATTAACTTTCAAATCCTCCCCCTCTTGATTTCATTAAGTGAATTTACAAATTCATTGCAACTGATTGTAGTTTCTGAGAGTGCTTTTAAAAAATCATTAAGAGATTGCTCAGTTAGATATTCAAAAAAATGTTCTTGCTTATCTATGCCTTTTAATATCTCAATCCATTCTCTAAGTAAACCTAACATACTTTTGTAAACCTCACTATTTTTACTCTCTCAATTCCTTGTTTTACATATTCTAGTGAACTCGCTACATGAGTTTTAATTCAGATTTATCAAGCGTTTATCTTGCAAGTGCGAAATGAAATCATCATAACCTCAAAACAATGAATTGATAGTAAAATAAAAAAATTAAAAGCCCTGAAACTTCGTCATGGCTTTGTCTTGTGAATCTTGGTTTTTGCCTATGTATCTTAGTGAAATGCTCTGGCTTGAGTGGTTCAGTAGGTCCATTATCAGAGCGACATCTTTGGTCTGCTCATACATAAATAAACCAAATGTTTTTCTCATTGAGTGAGTAGCTATGTTTTCTAGACCAACTTCTTCAGCAGCTCTTTTGATAATCTTATAAGCTGTGTTAGGTTTTATGTGCTGGTGTTTTCCATTTCGACTTGGAAAGAGGAAATCTTCATCTTTCTTGTCTTTGATGTACTGCCTTATAGCATTCTTGAATTTCTTTGGCATCTTTCGTTTGGTTGGCTTGTCTGTCTTTTCATCGACAATTTGGACATGCCAGCCTTTAACATGCTTTACTTTTAGTTTAACGATATCGCTAATACGAAATCCCAGATTGACACCAGATAAGAAGAGCATGAGGTTTCGTTGTCTGTCTGATTCTTTGACTGCGCTATGCAACGTCAGCCATTCAATCATAAGCTGAACATCATCTCTATTTCTGATTGGTTCAACAACTACCACATATCCTCACCTCCTTTTTATTGCACAAAAAAAGCAGAGGTCTCCTCTCTGCTATTCTTCATGATATTAATTTACCACATTGTTTTTGTCAATTCTATATGTTTTTTTGACAACTTTACATAAAGAGCAAATTTGAAAGTGTGTCGAGAATCACTTCACGCCTTCTGTAAATTTGCTTACTATGTCTATACAAGTACCCAGTTTCTCCGTTCTCCATGATGTGCCAAACTTGAATCCAGTCATATCCAGTATGTTCTCCCCATCGAAGATAAAAGATTTTTTTGTCATCTGGTTCTAGATTTTCTAGTAATTGGGAGATAGCTTTTTGGAAATTTTCTAATCTTAAAATCATCGGATCACTTGCGTATGCGATAGCTAAATTCTCGGACCTGTTAACGAATGTCCCGCTACCACTTGTGCCTGTATCATCAATGCCAGGAACAGTAAGGTGTTTCACTTCGTACAGTCGTTCTAGTTCATGCCTACGCTGACCAATAAGTTTGTCAATCTTTAAGTACTTATCATCGAGTTCAAACTCAAGATAATCCCTCCTTGATTTTGTTAAATTCTTCTTGACCAACTCTTACCTCCTGTTTTAAATAATTTTCCCATCAAAAACTAATGTAATAGTTCCTGTACCATCTCTATGTTTAGAGACTAAAGCACGACAATCTGAACCGAGCTCGATTCCTTCAATCGTAATACTGCGTTTTATGTTGTTAACGTTGATGATTGCACCATTCGATGTTTTAATCCTCATTATCCACCTCCAGAAGTTCCTGATTTTCGTAGATGTTCCCAATGACTTTGTAATACGGTAGAAATTCTTTTGTGATGTCAATCCGATAGGTACGACTTAGACCATCACCGTACCAGCGACCTTTGTCTTTGTCATACTTGACAATAAAGGTATATTCTGTCTGTTTCTGATGATGTAAGATATCACCTTCAAAAACTTCTGTATCTTCCATGTCATAAAGTCCTGTTGACTGCATGAGTTCGATTTCGTCGGCATGTGTATTAGTTCCAAGATCTCTTCCACGAAACAATACAGTTGTGACATTCCCTTCGTCATCAAAACGTATCTGTTTAACTTTACCCATTTCCTCCCACGTCTTGTGCCACGCTCTAAATCTTGGAGTCATCTAGCAAATCCTCCTCTTTCACAAATGAACCGTTAACCATTTTACCTTTACGGTTCTTGATTTCGTTATAAGCTAGTTCAAAACATTCAGCAATGCTCCAGCCTTTCTGTTGACAATAGATAGTCAGCACTACCAAAATATCACCCACGGCATCTTTTCCGTCTTGCTCACGTTCTTTCAAGTGCGCTTGTGCTAACTCGCCCGCTTCCTCAAATAATTTCAACGCTTGCGCCGTGCTGTTGCTTGGATTGTCTAACCCCCGTTCTTTCGCCCATTGCTCAACTCTGTGTGCTAAAAGTTCCATGTTTGTTGTCATTTTTTTCGCTATCTCCTTTCTGTTTCTTGAAAGCATCAAAATAGTCATCAATATTTTGTCTCATAAAAAATTTTGATGGCGATTTTGGTTTAAAAAATCTTTTTTTGAGTATGACTTTTTTCAAATTCCCACCTCTTGACCTACTTCAATATTTTTAAATCGTTCTTCACTTACCACAAATACGTTCCCATTTACCGTGATAGTGAACAAACTTCCGATTTTTCGTTTTTCTTCAACCTTGCCAGTTATCTGATACTTGCTATCAGCATGATAGACTAGCAAGGGTTTTTGTGCTTCACGTTGCATAAATAACAAGCAAGTCGTGAGTAAGGCATAGCCAATTAAGAAGCGTTTCATGACTCAATCTCCTCATTATCTTCTACTCCTAATTCAACAAGTTCTTGTTTTAGCATTTCGATTCGCTTTTGGATAGTTTCTTCGATTAGACTAGACAATATCTCATCTGCTTGGATTTCTTTTGAAAGAAATCCATAAGCCGTACGAAGAATATAATTCGTCTCTAGCCTTGTAATTTTAAGATCTTTCCAAGTCTTGCGTTTAACGTCTAAGAAATATTCGTACTCTTTAATCAAGCAAACAATATCTCTAGCTTTGTTTAAATTTTTCAGCTTCATCACTCCACCTCCCTAACTTTAATACCCAGACAATCAAACACCCATCCAAAGCCGGCTTCTTCTAATTGTTTTCTAGTGAAGTTTTCAAGATCGCCATACTCTTTTAAGTTCTAAGTCGTCATTATTCGTTAAATAATAACCAAAACCGACTCTTGAAATATAATATAAAGCCTTTGTAACATCACTACTGTGGTTTAAATTAAACGTTTCAAGGAATTTCGCTTCTTCTTCAGATACTACGACTTTTTCTGGTTCGTCTAGTTGTTTCAAGTCTTGTAGAAAAATTTGACGGGCTGTTTCTGCTCCTGGAGCATTCCATACACCTTCAAGTCTTTTGTACTTCTTTATCAATACTTGTCTATTCATTTTTCAGTCCCTCCAACTGTTTCTCCAACTTCTTCAGTTTCTTCTTCAGAAATTCACGATGCGCAGTTCTTCCTTGCGCAAATCGTCCGTTGCAATCTTTTGAATACTTCTCGATTTCATCCTTAGTTTTCTCAATCGAGTGTTCCAAAGCTTCAATTACTGTTTGTTTACTATATTCCATAGTTTAACCTGCTTGTTTTCTAAAAATCCAGCTCTTGCCCCTCATGGCTCAAAGACACAAGAGCTAGCAAATTCTTTATACGCCATTCGTCCAAGTCTGACGCATATTCTAGCTCGCTTTTAACGTGGTTCGCGACACGTTGATTTTACTGCTAAGTAATAACAATCTAGTGCACCATAATCAAACCTCACATCGTCTTTTCCGATATATTTTCTGAATTTTGGCTTTGTGTTCGATGAATAAGCTTTCTGATGACTTTTCATCCGTTCAATAAGTTCATCAACGTTGTTGAAGTAACCTAGAAAAAATTTTCGATGTCCGTTGTAGACAAAATACAATTTTAATAACAAGGTATGCCACCTTTCTAAAAGTAGTCTTTCCTTTTATTTTGAAGGTCATTAAAAATCAATAGGTGATCATTGTCTACACCTTTCATCAAGCGACTCATAAAAGGGCGACCATAGCGTTTCTGAATTTCCTGTGCAGTTAGATTTGTTGTGATGATAGTGTTAGCTCTTTTGTTGAGAATATTATAGAGAATACTGAAGGACCACTCGCTATCCTTTTCCATACCAAGATCATCCAATACTAAATACTTTGCAGTAGCTATTTTGTTGACCAGAAATTCTTCCTGGCTGAAATCTGTCTTGATTTTCATTAGCAAGTCAGTAACATTGATGAAAATAGCAATTTCTTTCGTTATTGCTGATAATTCCTTTATAATTGCGAATGCCAAGTGACTCTTACCCGTTCCAGCTTCTCCTTGAAAAACAACATTGTTTCTAGCCCCCTCAGCCCACTCGCTACAAATCCTATTTGCAAAAGCTAGTTTCTCCGCTTCTTTTCCAGTCGGTGTGTCAAAGTTATCAAGAGTAGCGTTTTTCAGGACGTCATCATAAAGAGAAAATTTCTCAAGATAGAACTTCCGCTCTCGCTCATGCTCTGCATCAGCCAGCTCATTGACCTTTATTTGATTATCGGCATGGATCCGTTCCGATTCGCATAAGCGACAGAGGATGTCATTTGTCCTGATGATTTTAATTAATGGAATCCCGTGCTTTTCACAAATGTCATCCTGTTCTTCAGTGTTTCTGAGGTAAGATAAAGCCATTTCTTCTAGCGCATCAGTTACCATGACATCTTACCTCCACAATCTTTCCAGCTTGCCATATCTGATAAGCAAGCTATCACCGTTTCTTTTGATTGTTTTTCTAAAAGAGATTTTTTCTGTTCACTGATCGGATAGAAGTTTTCTTCAAATTGTTGGATTAGTTCTAAAACCCCCATTCGTCTTTTACCTCCTGTCCTGATTTTTTCTCCTTGTGTTGCTTTTCCGATTGTCGAACTTGTTCAACTGTCGTAACCTGGTTCTGCTGCCAATTTCGCAAAATACCACCTATGTACTTAACGTTTGGTTTTCCTAAATTAATAGCGGTCCTCAAAGCTTCTTTGACTAGTTCAGAGTCATTTTCATTTATTAGATGATTGATTTCCTCAATCTCAAATCCAGATAGTAGTCTACGAAATTCAGATTGAAAAAGTTCTAAGATGTTTCCACTACTACTAGTAGTAGTTATATTCTTATCTTTATCTAATCTATTCTTAATCTTAGTCTTATCTCCTTCTTCTTCTAGTGCGTTACCGCCCGTTACTGTAACGTTACATGTAACGTTACCAAGAGCAAGATTTTTCTGTTTTTCACGGTGCCTTGCTACACGATTTCGTGTTTGTTCCTTGATTCTTTCCATACCATCAATATTTTGGTGTTTTTCCCAATTTGGCAAAGTAATGACACCATCGATTATCTCAATCATTCCGAACTGCTCAAATATCCCTAGAGCCATTCTTACACTATTCAGAGGCCTTTGAAAGATTGTTGCAAGCATCTCATCAGTGTAATGAACTTTATCTGACATCATCAAAAGTCCGTTGCGATTATGTTTGCCAGCAAGAGCTAGGATTTTAAACCATATGACCAAAATTGCATCATGATCTGGTAGTGCATCAATAAGACGTATCTTTTCATCATCAAAAATATCCGTCGTAATCTTAATCCATTTGATTTCAGACATATCCAGCACCTCTTCTAACTTTGTTTTGCTTTCCACTTCCTGCGATTTGCGCGATATTCCTTCTTCATTTCTTCGAAAATAAAACGGCTATCCACTTCCATTTTTTTGAGTTTCAATATGCAGTAGTTTTTATCCAGCTCACGGTAATTTTGGGTTAGTTTTTGGTAGTTAATAAGGTGTTCCTTGATTAGAGTTAAATTTTCAAGGTTGTAGTTATAAAATGTTGCATCATGCCTTGATAGTTGATTTTTCTTTTTTTTAAGAAGCTCGTTGTAAAATTGGATTGTATTTTCAACCCATTTGATTGATTGATTGTAATCTGTTGACATTGGTTTTGCTCCTTATTTTTGCTTCTTTGATAAACCTACGGGCGGTTGTACATCGTATGTAAATTGCTTATCTGAATTTCTCAGATTCATACGAGCGATGTTGTTCGCGATTAGTTGTCTGTTTTCCATTTTAGTCTCTGCTCGTTCGTCTAGCTCATTTACTAGTACCCAGAGTAAAAAAAGTAATAATGTTCCGAAATAGATATATTCAATCATTTTGTGTTTTCCTTTTCTTTATAGATTGCTACGATTTCTTCAAGATCTGCGATACGTTGATTTGCTTGCTGATATTTTTCTTGAAGGTCTATCAATTCCCTGTTCGTATCCAACGCAACCAATCGCCAGTCAGTATTGACTTCGATTTTTGTTGTATTGAAAAACCATTTTGTGATTTTGTCTAATAATTTCATCCGACCGACCTCATTTTCTTGCTTGTTTCCATTTCTTTTTTCCAGTCTCGACTGCCTCTGTATTGTAGGTAAGCGTCAAAACCTTTGATTGTGACAAGTTGACCATCGTTTCTAAGATGTTTTTGTTGACTAGGCAATTTCTTCATCTCTCGTCTCATGTCTCCTGCTTGTCGTTTTGTGCATCCAAAAATATGTTCTAATTCTTCATCGTTGGCCGAAACCTTCTCAATGATCACATCTTTTATTCTCACAACTTCGATTGCTTCCATTTCTGCCCCTTTCATGTTATAATCTAAGTAGTTATTTTAGTAAGCGCCTGACTTCTGTTAGGTGCTTTTTTGTGTTCCCATTTTTATCCTCTCTGAGCTATGTTAAAAGCATTCAAATCCATGATTTTCATCTTAGTATTGGTGCTTGGTTCCCAAGTCATCCAATAGGAAAGTGCTGCTTCCGCAAATTTCTTTGGTAATAGATCATAGCGACTGATATTGAAATGATCCTTGAAATCAATCTCAGCTTGTCTGAAGACTGATTGAGCGAATGCCTTGTCTGCATAAGCTGGACTATCAATACCACCGAGGCAAGCAACGACTCGAGCTTTACGCTTCTTCAATAGCGACTGAGCATAGCTTGGATGGATTGGTTGTTCATTCTTGAGATAGTCGATATCTTCTAGCATTGTGACTTGTTGTTTCCGAAGTTCTTTTTGCCCAGTAAATAGAGCAATGAAGGCATCTTCGTCTAAATCTTCCCGGATAAAACCACCTTGTCTGCGGATAGCTGGTAAGACCTCTGATGTCACCCAGCGTTTGAACTCTTTTGCTTGTGTCAATCTGCTAGATAGGATAAGCGAGTATAAACCTGACTCGTTGATAATCAACATATCTTGCATTCCACCACTAGTAGGGATGCCCTGTTTTAGGGCGTCCTCTTCGTCAACGTGAAGGGCAATTGCATTTCTTGCTTTGCTATATCCTAAGATGTCAGCGACATCTTTTCCAACGAACCAAGGTTCGTCATTGATTGTCATAGTACGGACCTCTTGTCCGTGAAAATTAAATATTTCGTTCATAATATTCCTTTCAAAATTTGGTATAATAAAGATAATAAATTGATTGGAGAAATTTTATGGAATTATCTACTGTCGAGTTTTATTTTAGTGTGATTGGAAAAACTCTAACCATTCAAATCCCAAAAACTTGCCCTTTGTGTGGCATTGGGAATAATCCTACTAACAACGTGGCAGGACATCTGGAAATCCAAGAAGGTTACATTTTTACTATGCACCATCGTTGCCCATCTTGTAAGAAATACCACATGACAAATCAAGAGTATTTACATCAAAATGATGAAACTACTATGGTTCTTGTTTATCCTAATAAAGTCGCTTTCGAATTAGATCCTCTTTTTGTTGAGCACGCTCCTAGATTTGTAGAATTTTACAGTGAAGCGGTCGAGGCAGAAAAAATGGGATTAGAGAATATCGCAGGAACCGGTTACCGTTCTGCCGTTGAATGCTTAATTAAAGATTATGCTTTAGACTTTAAATTAGATGACAAAGAGTATCTATCTAACCCAAAACTATCATTTAATAATGCCATTGACCGATATGTAAAAGATGATTATCTTCTAAATGGTGCATTGCACTTTATTAGAGAAGTGGGTAATGACTACACGCATTGGGATAAAAGCTCTAGTATCTCTCTTCATACGATGAAGCTTTATGTTGAAATTATTATTCAAATCTTTAAATCTAAATTTATGATGAAGTATCTTCCGGACGCCTGATTCCCAAACGCATTTCGATTTCTGAGATGCGTTTTTCTTGTTCTGCAACCTTCTTGTATAATTCTTCAACAGAATAAGCAATAATTTTTTCCATTAATCTTCCTCCTACTCCAGCACCTTACTGCCGACTACCAATCGTTTAACGACAACGTCCATCTCCTTAAATTCAGCATTCTCTGCACAATAGCGGACGCTCTCGCAGATGATGCTGTATTATTCATTTCCTATTCCTCAAATTTCTCCCATGACTCGTTGATTCGCAACTTCTTGTTAATGCGAAGTTTCAAGTCATCGCTCCCTTTTCCATCTTTCAACAACTGTGTGATAGCTGACGGACTAACACCTACAACAATGGCCAAGTCCGTCTGTGACCATCCACGTTGTTCAATTCGCTCTTTTACAAGCTCAATCCATTTGCGATGTTGTTGGTTCATGTGACCTCCTACTTTTTGTATTAATAGAGTTAAAGAGTTAGTAAATTATTTTATAAAATGCTTGACAATTTTAATGTATAGTATTAAAATGAAAGCATAATTAAAAACCTTGATAAAACGTTATATCTATCAATCCTCTTGCTCGCCAAAGCTATTTTATTTTTAGATAAGTTTTAACTCTGTTTTTTACTAACTCGTTAACTTACAAAAACTATTTTAATACTTCACATTAATTTTGTCAAGTGTTTTAATGAGAAATATTAAATATTTTTTGTCATGTTATCAGAAAGGTTGAAAAATCAATGTTTCAGACATTTGACAGAATTAAAGAACTTGCCAAAAAGCAAGGACTTTCAATAAATTTATTGGAAGAAAAACTAGGTTATAGTAGAAATACTATTTATAATCTAAAAAATTCCAAACCGTCCACTGAACGAATTTCAGAAATCGCTGACTACTTCAATGTATCCACCGATTACTTACTTGGCCGGACGGATAATCCAACAATTGCAAGCAACGGTGATGCTTCTGCACCGTTTGACCTTCGAGATATTGCTGCGCAATCTATGCTATTCGATGGTAAGCCACTTTCTGAAGAAGATATAGATTTTATTACAGCAGTCTTGGAGGCACACTTAAAAAATAAATAGAGGTGCATTTATGACTGTAAGAGAGCTTTGCGCCCAGGAGGGTGTGAGCCTGTGCTACTTTGATGGAACAGACTGGCATAGTCCAGGTTTCTTCAATCCAACATTGAAACTTCTTGCTATTGATATCAATCTATCAGAGCAAGACCAAAAACAAGTGGCCCTACACGAACTTGGTCACATAGGACACACTGAGAATGAATACCAAAACGCACTTATAAGATGCGAAAACGAAGCTAACAGGAATATGATACACCATCTCTTAGTGGATGCTTTAGGAGAAATAGACGACCCCAAAGAGTTTGATTATCTCAAATTCATGGAATACTACAACTTAAAAACTACAACTGATGAAGTTATGGTCAAAGAAGAATATCAAGCGTTATTAAGTTAAAAGGAATTAAATTTATGAAAATAGGCCCTCGAACACCGAATATTAAAAAGAGAGTATCAGCACGTACCACTGGATCAGTAAAAAGAAAAATTAAATCAGGTACATCACCCCTCTATGGACAAAAAGGTGTTGGTTGGGTTAAAGACCCAGAACGTGCAGCATACAACAGTCTTTATAACAAAGCAACTTTTGGTTTCGGATCAGATGAAGGTTGTCTATTTGGTTGTGGTTGTGTCTCAATTATCGTATTCGTAGTCATGATGGTTATTTTATATAACTTTTTATCGACAATACTATAAAAAAATCCCCACACTCGCCTGCAAGCAAAAATGTGAGGATGTACTGTATAGGAAATAACCATTCAAAAGGTTATTTTCTTATACCCATTTTACCAAGAAATGAGGTGAAAAGCAAATGTGGATGGAAGAACTTCCAAGTGGAAAATATAAATACTTTGAAAGATATAAGGACCCGTATACTGATAAATTAAAAAAAGTATCTGTCACACTGGAAAAGAAAACTCCACAAGCAAGAAATCAAGCAGCCGTCTTGCTTCAGGAGAAAATAAATAAAAAAATAAGCATAAAACAAGTAGAAAACATTACATTTGAAGAGATCTATACCCTTTTTTACAATTCTTGGTCTAAAACAGTCAAAGCTTCTACTAAGCACAATTATACTTTTATTGATGCAACTATGAAAAAAGAAATACCGTCTAATACTTTACTAGCTAACATCGATAGACGTTATATCCAGAGCAAAATTGAAAATATTATTGATAACAAAGGATATCATACAGCTTATAGAGTCCGCAGCAGACTCAAAAGTATCTTCGATTATGCAGTCCAATACTCTTATATCCAAAACAATGAGGTTAATTACACGGTTATTCCTAAAAAACCAGAAACTTTAGAAGACATTGAAAAAAAGCGCAACAAGTTTTTGACTATGGATGAAATCAAAGCATTAATAGATGCACTGAATGATCGACCATATCAACAAAAATATGCCGATATGGTAACGGTTCTTGCCCTTACTGGTATGAGGTATGGAGAGTTGACGGCATTACAACTTAAAAATATAGACTTTGAAAATAATAAGATTGAAATTACAGGTAATTTTGACTCAATCAACAAAATAAAAACATTGCCAAAAACCGCAAGATCCATTAGAACAATACTGGTATCAGATGCAGTTATAAAGGCTATACAACGTCAAGTGGCTCGACTCACTGAACGTTATCAACCGCTAAAAGATGATGATTATATCTTTTGCTTAGAGGTCTGGAATAGCCCGATAACGTTAGCATCTTTTATCCAAATTATAAAAAAATACGGTGCAAAAGCTGGAATAGAAAAAAATCTTTCAAGCCATATTTTCAGACATTCTCATATTTCCTATTTAGCAGAAGCTGGACTTCCTATCAAGTCAATCATGGATCGTGTCGGACACGCCAACGCAAAAATGACACTCGAGATTTATTCCCATACGACCAAAGATATGGAAGATAAACTTGTAAAAACTTTGGATAGTGTTTTTTAA